TTAAGTTTATTTGCCCAATGAGCTGCCTGCTCCGTGGTAAACTCGTCCATATTAAAAGACTTGATAATATTCTTATCTGTATCTTTTGTAGATACAATACTGGCAGTTTTATAAGCCGGTATATAAACCATATAGAAATTACCAGAGCGTAATGTTTCTGTCTCAATAGAACCATTATCTAGGCGAACAACAGAATACTGTTTACAGTGTTCACATACTAAATCACTTCTAAATAATTGGCGATTGGTGGTCAGCGGGTGCCCACACAGCTTACATGTATCAATCACAATATTTCCAATATAGAATTATGGAGCGGGCAGACGGACTCGAACCGACAATGTATCTCTACTTCTGCTTGGAAGGCAGATGCCCTACCATTAGGCGATACCCGCAAATTTTAACCGCTTTGCACTTATCTGGAGCGGCCAGTCGGAATCGAACCGACATTCCCTGGATGGCGACCAGGATTCTTGGACCATTAGAAGATGGCCGCATAGACGACTAAGGTTGATAAAATCTTTTCCCAATCTCTTTCGAGAAAGGTTGGTAGGCTCGAACTACCTAGCTTCAGGTTTCCCTGGCGCATTATCCATGTAATTCTATCTGCATTCGTCTTTGGAGCGGATGGCGGGGCTCGAACCCGCGACATTTTGCTTGGCAAGCAAACATTCTACCACTGAATTACATCCGCAAAAGAACGTCAAGAGGTGAAAAGAATTAGGTTGGCTCTCGGAGCTGGACTTTAACCAGCGTCTCCAGGCTATCCACCTGGCGTTGTGTCATCTCAACTATCCCAGAAATGTATTCCTTTCGGCATACGTTCTTGGAGCGGGCAACGGGATTCGAACCCGTACCATCAGCTTGGAAGGCTGTTATGCTAGCCATTGGACACCATGCCCGCTTACGGTAATAACTATATCACTTTATGCCTAAAGTCAATTAATATTCATTGGATAAGGCGTAGATTTAGTCTCACACTGATTGTTACAGTAAACAATCATATACTTATAGTTTTCGCTTCTGAATTGAACTATATAAGTATTTTCGTCATATTCTCCTTCACGCCAGGCCGGGATCTCGTCCTGATCGCTGTAGCCCTCTATACTTCTAATCAGCTCGATAAATTTGTCAATAGCTTCGTCCTTATCCGAAAAATTCAAAATAAATGGCTCGGGTGCAGTCCTCAATCCCCAAAAAATATGGTAATGCATAGTTAAAATTCCTTGTAATTATTCTATCACTTTTATGCCATTAGTTTAAGCTTTGTAAAGTTTTGATTCACTTAAAGAGGATAAAATGACGACTCACACTCCACTTCGTTGCGCTTTTATGGGTATGGCTGCTCCAGACTCCGATGGCTATGTTGTGCTATTAGACTCAGGTGCTTACCCTGGATATTCAAGCGTTTTAAATCAAACTTGGGTTTTCAATAGTAGCTTAGACTGGAATAACACAGGCGCTACCTTAATTGATGCCAATGGACCACTACCTGTTCGTACGCAACCAACAATGGCTTATGATGGCTATCAAGTTATGATGTTCGGTGGTAAGGGCGACTCCTCACTACGTGGCGTCTTCCATGACACTTGGCTTTGGGCCTCTGGAGCTTGGACTCTACAGTCGCCAACCACTTCCCCTGTAGGAATTTTTGGCGCTAAGGCAGCCTTCGTTGATGGCGTAGGTACTGTTGTCTTCGGCGGAGAAAATGCTTATGGCTATATGACACCTGACACTTGGCTTTGGCACGGTGATACTAAGAATTGGGAGCCGCTAACCACAGCACATTCACCTGCTGGCAGACGTTTCCACTGCATGGCATCCAATAATGCCTTTGCATTCTCCGTAGTTCTTTTGTTCGGTGGCGAGAGCACTAACCAACAATTTAATGATACCTGGATTTTTGACCAGACTGATTGGGTCAAGCTAGGACCAGCTCACTCACCATCTGCTAGAAGCAATGCTTGTATGGCCTATGATCCTGTCAATGCTATCTGGGTTATGTTTGGTGGTACTAATGAGTACGGTTACCTAAATGAAACCTGGGTCTTTGATGGATCCGACTGGTCATTTGTGGGTTACAATGGACCAAGTGGTAGAGCAGGTGCTCAAATGGTTTATGACGCTCAGACTGGCAAGTGCCTATTATTCGGTGGACAAAGCGCTACAGATAGCTATGCCTCCGATGAGACTTGGGTATTTGACGGCAGCGCACTAACCTGGGCAAAACTCTAATAAACATATCTTAAATTGAATCAAAGCGCAAAATGCGAGGTCAAAAGCCTCGCATTTTTGTTTTTAGCAAGCAGTAGATCCGTATGAATATACTAGATCATCTAGTGCATTTTTGAAACCTTCATGATAGTCGAGATACTCTTTAGAGCCTTTTGTATATGAAGTATGAAAATCTTTCCAGGCATTACAAGAATTGATTCCGTCTGTATACCCTTCAAAATACTCTTTAGACTTGGTACCCATGTTTCTTTGCCCACTTCCGCCAGGCTTCGATGATCTTAGGGCCATTTCCCTTATATTCATCTTTGACTGGCCATTCACCAGTTAACTTATGTAAGACAAACGTGAAGTGATAATTATCTTTCATGGTCTTTAAGACCATAGGAATAATTTCCTGTCCCATCTGAATCAAGCCGGCCACAGAGGGATGACCGAGGATCTGAGCTGCCGAGGAAGTATTTCTTGTATCAAACTCCCACTGGCGAACTAAATCCCAATATTTATTTTCGTCAATCATTATTATCCTTATCTTGATGAGATAATACTGAATCTATAAATCCACGTTCTGGATCTGGTCTTGAAGTAGATCCGGCATACCAATGGAAATAGTCTCTGTACTTTTCGAATGAACATGGTCCATGATGACCTAGCTCATAATGACAGCGTATTTGATTTCCTGAATGAGCGAAGGTAGCAATAATACCACAAAGCCCATCAAAATTTTCAGTACTACTCATCGATTAGCTCCGTACTGTAATTAAAGTTATGAAGCATCGAAATTAGATTTTGTAAAACGTCAACTTCAGGATCTGCTTCTTTTAGTTTCTCTGAAGAGTCTAATAATCTTTTCATCTCTGACCATTCTCTTGAAGAACGAGCAAAAAGAAAGCTCTTGCCATCAATAATAGAAATGGTCGCAATCCGAACGTTGTCGTCGAAAATAGTTAACTTACGCATTTCCAATAATATATTAAACTTTAACGATAGATGTTACAATTATTACAAATCCAACAAATGTACCTTCTACATCTACTAGTTTATTATTAAAACCATTCCAAGAAGGTTCTGCAAAGAATTTGTGTCTTGAGCCAGCTTTTGCAATAAGATAATCAACATTATTTATTGTTAAATATTGGGCTGGGCCAGAGGATTGAGGAGGCGGGGACAAATCATTATGATTCGTTCCAACTTTAATTTTATCACCTGCATTTAGGTTTTTGGTTTTGAAAGTACCTCTAAATGCCATATGTCCTCACTTGGTAGGCGGTAAGGGAATCGAACCCCTGTATCCTGCGAGTCAAGCAGATGCTCTGCCATTGAGCTAACCGCCCATAAGTAAAATCAGCACTCAGATCCAGATTGCTCTGGAAATTTTAGAGCCTACTTTTACTTTGGTTGGGGATAAGGGAATCGAACCCTTGTATTCGGAGTGTAAGACCGACGCTCTACCATTGAGCTAATCCCCAATTCTTGGTAGCCGGTGAGGGATTCGAACCCCCGACTTACACGGTGTAAACGTGTCACTCTACCACTGAGTTAACCGGCCATATGGTCGCGGAGATGGGAGTCGAACCCACTTAAAACGGCGTATGAAACCGCTGCCAATCCGATAGGCGACACCGCGCTGGTATGTCTTATATATCCGCTTATTAGTAGGTTTATTGGCCTTTTTGCTTAAGGAAGGCCAGCAAACTAATTAATGCGTCAGAGGCTCCAGCCAAATATTCTAGACTTTCTTTATTGACCTCTGGTTCCTCATTCACGGGCATTAATGCCATTGATTCAAGTTCAGCCGCATCAGTAATTTGCTGATGTTCCATCAAAAAGGCAACTCTCATAGCGACCATTTTGACTTTCTTTTCATTGTCCATTTTTAAACTCCAACCCCAACTGTCTAGAGTCGGCTACCTTCATGTTCCTCATTGGAGCATAAGACATACGATGTAAGGGTGTTGGCCCGTATTTTTCAATAGCCGCTAAGTGATCTTTGGCCCCATATCCTACATTAGAGTCCCAACCGTAGTTAGGGTAGGTATGGTGTAGCCTATGCATCTTATCATCACGATAAGTTTTTGCAATAATACTTGCCGCCATAACAGTCGGATATTTTGCATCGGCTTTGATGACCGATGTTTTATCGTAAGCATCCACGCCGAGGTTGTCAAATTTTAAGATTCCGTCGATAATGATCAGAGAATCATCCTGATACAAAGCATGGAACACCTCAACATAAGCATCCTTTAGAGCAACTGCAACCCCTACCTTATCGATTTCAGTATTACTACGCTCGGCCTTATGGTAGGCGATAGTTCCATTTTTAACTTCCTGCATGATGGGGAGGAGCATCGCCTCACGCTTCTTGGCGGACAATTTCTTAGAATCGTTTAGGCCGGGCAATGACCAATCTTTTGGCGCCCTTATACCCACCACTACTAAGGGACCAGCCAAACAGCCATACCCAACTTCATCGCAGCCAATAATTATAGGTTTATCTATCATGAATCACCAGAAAGCTTTGTTCTTAATTAGTCTGTTTATGAAACTTTGGGCTTCATCTGAAAGAAATTCGGCAGCCCAATCTAAATGTTCATCATCAACTATGAGTTTAGTATTAAATGTGAAAGTACACATAGCTAAACTTTTAGTATCATACTTCTGAGGATACAAACAAACGGCACATGTATTCGGTTCCCTCCACCCAAAAGAAATTGAATATTTTTCGCCAGATGAATCTGTAAAAGTAAATTCTCTCATTATTGTGGTATTTAGCTATGAGTTTTGTAAAAGTAGCCGAATTGGCAGATGAATTTTTGGTTAAGATAGCCGAACGTCATTATGAGGGTAAAGCCCCAGAAGATTGTAAAGCAAAAGATATCACTTGGGTTGATGACGAAACTCGTGCAGAAATCAAGCGAAATGGCAAGAATCCCAAGTATTTACCACATAATCCTCCGGGAGCTATTGCTAGTGAAAAAATTTGGGATAGAGCCAAGAAGGCTGTTAAAAAATACTGGAAAAAGTATGATGAGCCTTGGGCTGTAGTCTATGACGTTTATCGCAAGATGGGCGGCAAGCCAAAGAAAAAGTCCAAGAAAAAGTCCGAGCTACTTGATTCTCTAATTAATAAATATGCTTATTACGGTGAGATTAAAAATACAACCCCACCACAAAATAACGTATTACCAGATGTAAAAGAGAAGGCTGCCAGAGCCGTTTACAATTTGGTGAATACTTTATACAACGAAAGATTGCAGGGACGTTTCGCCAACAACACCGCCCTTGAAGATTCATTCAATAAGATTGCAGAATTCTATCATAGCCTATTACAAGAAGGTAAGAGGCCAAAATTTGAACTCTATGACGAGGCAGTATCAGATCCAACTGGGTTCTCTGTGCTCGAAGAAGAACAGCTTACTACCAGTGGTGGACGCTATATCACCAAGCTAGACAAGATGCTTACAACCAAGAGTGATGTACTTAAACGACACCTCAATGAAGCTAATAATGCTGTTAGAGAATTAAAACAAGAAATTCGTGGATAATCATTATTCAGGCTTAGGGCCAGTCAACCATTCAGGTGCGCCCAAAGTCTTCATGCTTTCCCAGTAGTCACCTGCGTCAACATAGTTATCTACTATGTCATGGATGTCTTCATCAGACCGGCCAATTTCTTTCATGCGTGCCGCCACCTTATTACAAAAAGCAGTATGCTCTGGCACTTGCTTTGAATATTTGAAAGTTTGAACCATAAATCCAACCATAATACTTTCATCTATTTTGGTAAGGTCTACTTTAGACAGAATATTATTCATAATGTCAAACTTAGCATGTAGCTGCCAAAAGACATCGAACACTACATCTAAAGCAGCATCATCCTTATCAGAAGCATGTAAATTATATACTCTATCCAACATTTTGTCAATGTCTAATAAGAGTTTACCCTTTATTAAACCACAAAAGCACTTACCGTTCTCTGCCGGAAAAACACTTTTGCAACCTTCACATTCCACAATAAATAAACCATCAGATGGTTGTTCGCTATCGTCCACAGCTTTTCTCCAATACTCTTATTACTTGCATAGGATCGCAGCCATAAATTCCGGAGGCCCACGCTTGATTAGTTTCAATAATGGCCCAACCTTTACCCTTGATCCTGCCTACATCTATAACGCTGGGCACGGTCGTGACTCCACGATCATGAAATTTCATGTCATGAAGCATATCATTAACCCAATCATGAGGAAATCTCTCATCACTTAAGGGAACCATATCCCAATACTTAGGGTCAGCAATGTGCTCGTAGAAGACATAGTTCGACCAAGTTTTGACGCGCTCGCCATCGGTAAAAGTACGATACTCTAAATCAAACTCTACTGGTTCCGAAACTAAAACCGGATAATCATCTTGAATAGACTCATGCGGCTTGAAAGTTCCAGGCTCATAGATTTTGGCATCGAAGCATTTGTCATCGGCTGGTTTAATAAACTTACGCTCAGTAATCTTCTTGGCATCAGCTAGTGTCATAAACTCAACCTTACGTTTGAGATAATAAGGATGAACCTTAGCTAGCCAATCAAAACTATTCTGCCTGAGAGTCCATCCCATTTGCTGAGCAATAACTTCGCAGAAAGTTTGCGAACCATAGGGCACTCCCTTTTTGCCAGATTTAGTTAGCTCCTCATCAAGACGCCAGCCCGAGGGAGCGGAAAGAACTTCCAGCCCCATTTCACGAGCTGCGGCTTGCAGAGCCAATATTTCATTATGAGATGTGCCAACTCTTGGCTGAGTAATAAGAATCATTACCAAAACGCTTTCATGTGCCTTAGTTTTTTCAGCATAAGCAAACCAAACTCTTTTGTGTCGATATCATTATAAGACAGATATGGGAAGCTATCCTGACATTGAACAACAGTCAATTTACAAATAAACATATCTCCCACATAGAATGACCAGGAAGATTCACCAGTAAGTTGACCATTTTCGTCAAAGACTCTGGTGAATCTTCCCATCATGTTTCCTTCACTCACTTATCAATCTCCGATGGATTCAGCGGACAATAATCATAATGAGAGAAGACCATACTAGGAGCAGCCCTTCCTTGAGTTCTACCTCGAAGATCAGTAGTGACCCCGAAGAGATTCCTCAATGGAACGTTTGCCTGTACGACTCTCGCATTACCACGAGCCAACGTGTTAGTAACCTGCCCTGCTCTCGCAGAAAGGCAACCAATCACTTCACCCATATACTGTTCTGGGGCTACAACCTCCACAGCCATGATAGGCTCTAGAATAGTAGCGCCAGCAGCTTTGGCGGCTTCTTGAATGGCTCGTGAGCCAGCAAGCTCGAATCCAAAAGCACACCCATCTACTGAGTGGGTGGAACCATCAATTAGTGAAACCTCAATGTCAACCATTGGATTACCAGAGATGATACCAGCTTGTAGAGCATTCTTGATGCCCTTTTCAACAGAAGGAATGAATTCTCTTGGAATTCTACCACCAACTACTTCATCATGGAAGACGAAGCCAGAACCTCTGGCACCCGGCTTTACCTTGATGACAGCGTGACCATAGACACCTTTACCACCGTTTTGAGCTTTGTGCTTGTGATCTGCAAAGCCTTCCTTAGTGATAGTCTCACGATAGGATACACGAGGTTGTCCAGTCGTAACACCAACACCACGGTCGGTGCGGAGCTTGTCAACCACAATCTCAAGGTGAAGCTCACCCATACCCTTCAGAATGGTCTGAGAGGTTTCTGGATCAGTATAAGCCTTGAGGCTAGGATCTTCAAGCAACATCTTTTGCAGAGCGATGGCTAGCTTATCCAAATCAGCCGAAGTCTTCGGCTCAATGGAAAGCTCGACCACTGGATCCGGAAAGTCCATCTTCTCTAGAAGGATTGGGGACTTTTCTTCACACAATGTATCACCAGTGTAGCTATTCTTGAGTCCAATAGCAGCCACAATGGTGCCGGCTTCAGCTTGCTCAATCTTCTCTCTATCACTTGCGTGCATAAGCACTAAGCGTGAGACGCGTTCCTTCTGATCTCTGGTTATGTTGTAAACATAACTACCAGAACGAAGGACGCCAGAGTAAACTCTGATGAAAGTGAGATTGCCAGTATCTTCGCTGATGATCTTGAAGGCTAGTGCCGACAAAGGCTCTTCATCAACCAAACGGCGAGTAATTTGTTCTCCGGTTCTTGGGTCAGTGCCCGTAACAGAAGATAAATCAACAGGGGATGGCAGATAATCAATGATAGCATCTAGGAGCATCTGAACTCCCTTGTTTCTTAAAGCAGAGCCACAAAGAACAGGGAAGATGGTTCTAGCAATGGTCCCCTTACGGAGAGCCGCTTTGATTTCATTAGGAGTGATACCAGAGATATCTCCCTGAAGGAAATCTTCCAAGATGTCATCATCTACATCAGCTAGCGCCTCAATCATCTTTTCTCTTGCCCGATAGATATGAGACAGCATACTGTCACCAAAGTAATAATCCTTCAACTCAAAGGTTGAATACGATTTTCCTTTAGTAGAATCATCAAACTTGATAACTTTCAAGTTGATCAGGTCAATAATTCCGTGGAACTGATCTTCTTCTCCCAGAGGGAGTTGAATGGGAACAGCTTTGATCCCCAGCTTTTCTTGAAGGGAATCAACGGACATATTGAAGTTTGCTCCGGCTTTATCCATCTTGTTGACAAAACAGATGCGAGCTACGCTATAACGGTCAGCTTGACGCCAAACCTGTTCAGTCTGAGGCTCTACGCCCTGAGAGCCGTCTAATACACAGACGGCTCCGTCTAGAACACGAAGAGACCTTTCCACTTCAACAGTGAAGTCAATATGACCCGGAGTATCAATTAGATTGATTCTATGGTCGGGGAGCGAGCCATCCGAACCTTTCCAATAGAGAGTGGTAGCTGCTGAGTTAATGGTAATACCACGAGCCCTTTCACGAGGGTCATCATCCATAACGGTGTCACCATCATGAACTTCACCCATTGAATGAATGAGTCCGGCATAGAAAAGAATTCGCTCTGACACTGTGGTTTTACCAGCGTCAATATGAGCCATGATACCGATATTGCGATACCTATTAATGCTTACGTTAGTCATAACAATTCCTACAAATATACAACGACAGCAACCTGAAAGGGCCGTCAAGTCAAATAAGAGTGCTCTTCTTCATCACCATGATGACGAAGAGTAGGATTCAAAGTAAACTTCCAATCCGGCATCAGCACTGTCAACAGACTGACTCAAACGGATTGGCTTGAACACATTAATGTTACGCATGTTTACTTCTCCTTCCTACCACGAGCAAAGGTATTGTTATTCTCTCTTGAATGTTCTAAAGACATGATCCCAATGAAATAGGAAGATGCCAAAGTTCTTTTGCATATCAACGTGGTGCAGATAGTGCAAATGGTTCCAGTATGCAAAGATATTCCTAACTCCTGGAATACGAGTTAAAAAATGATTCCTAATGTGAAAAGCATCATGAATATAATCATGAAGATATCCCATCAGCCCCATTACAACTAAAGCAGTTACTACTAATGGTAAAGGTAGTATTCCAAATATACCCAGTATAATTGGAGTTGCTACTAAAGGCAAAGCCGCTATTGCAAAAGTTCTAACTGTATTATCAACACCTGCCCATCTATACTTATCAGATAGATAATCTGATGGAGGATACAGAATCAGATGATGGGTCATATGTTTTTGATTAAGACGACCAGTCCATGATTGATGGAGCGCTCGATGTACTACGTAGCCAAATAGGCTGGAGACGAAGAAGGCAACAAGTGCCGTGATGACAATAGCCAGCATGTCTTAACTATATCCTTATTCAATCACGTCGTGAACGTCACCAAGCAGTTCTGCAATTTCAATTGTTTCTCGGGCACGCTCCTTGAGCCCCATATCCGAATATTCATCAGCACTGTTCCTCAATGCTTGACGGAAACCTGCCAAGGTGACCTTAGCTCCGTATTCATTAATCAGTGTCTGAATCATGTAGATGTCTTCCTTTTCCATAACATACCCCTTACATAAATGCAGTTAGACCAGATAGACGATGAAGATATCGAATAAGTTCACACAAATTTATAAGGGGCATATTATCCCCATTACTTAAGTTAATTTTGCCGCCAGGCGAATCAATCACGTTGTATTGGATTGGTTCGTAATCCTTGAATCTAGGATCATCTCTAAGCGAGACGCTCGATGTGATACCGGCTTTGTTTTTCTCATTGAGAACAACACTCAGCTTTTCATGCCTGACAGGAGTGTCTAGTTGGCCGGGCGGTACATCACCTATTTCATAGGGAAAGATAACCACAGTAAAGTTACCAACCACATACTCCCAGCGAGAGCCAACCAAAAGTTTTAGCTCGGCTAGTTTGCGTTTGATAACGTATAAGTTCTTTGGATTGTCGTCTTCAAATGTGTCCATAATAAAAATTAATCGGGGGCTGTTTAGGCCCCCGATAAGCTAATCAGTTGTAGTTAGAGACGTGTCTTATCTGATACCTCTCTTCATAGTCCTGAATTAATCTGATACAATCTTTAGCTTGACTTACGGCATCACCGAAGTAAGCATTGTCACATATTTTGCGCAAGAAGTGTTTGATGCGGGGCAACGATTCCTTTTTCACATTACCAGTTCTAATGGATTCTTCAACGCCGACTTCTAGTATATTCTCTACTTGGTTTTGAATTTGCCAACCGAGATTATTATAATCTCGGCAAATGCTGATGATATCGGTGATATCGAGAGGGATACTGAATTCGTCATCCTTCTCTTCTGAGGTTGTTTCAATTACGTCGAGAGATTCAAATTCGTTAAGAGTCATAATCAACTCCATATTATGTGAAAGTTTAAGCGCTTAAAGTATAATCAAAAAATCGATACCTCCTGAATGGTTTTTGACAATTATGTATATGCGATCTTATTAGAAGAAAGCACCTACTATAACATATATCAGGAAGTCAATTTTTCACTAGCTTTAACCGCAATTTCATAATTGGAGTTAATCTTTTTATATAAATCCTCTGGGTGAAATCCTTCTAGAGCAATTCCAGTAGCATGAAACGATTCTGCCTTCTGATGACAATCATCACAAAGAGAAATACCATTTTCTTTTACATAACCGCCATTGGGCATTTGGTGCCTATCGGTAATATGGTGAACGTCTAATTCCTCGTCAGCCTTGTCTTTAGAAGAAATCTTGCCGCACATTACGCATTTGTATCCATCACGCTTGTGACAAATATCTCTAAAGTGTTTACGAATCTGATGTTTCTTGTCGCTCATAGGAACCTCCTATGTTACTATATCACTTATCTTTAGCCGTCGAGTTCTTCATAAATAACATCAAAGCCATACATTTCGAACAGACGCTCCATGCCCTTCCTCACTTCAGGATAGCGGGCAGAAAGGTTCGTGACGGCATTTTTACCATCTTGAATCTCATAAAAAATGTCTTGAAGCGTGTAGCTTCCGCAGATTCTTTCCAAGCGATCAAGTTCCTTCTGGAGATGGTACAAACTCTTCTCTTCTTCAATAGGAAGAAGATCCTTGTCTAATTCATCAACAATTTGTCCAACACCAACATCAATACCTTGTGCCTGAGCAGCACGAGCTTGCTCCATAAAGGCTTGAGGAGATGGAACAGCAGGCGCTTGATTGTCGGTAAACTGCTCACGGGTAGCAGTTTTGCTAGCAGCAAAATGCACTAGTACCTGAATGCCACCTGCCTTGTCAGGAATATCATGATAAGTCTCATGACACATGTACTTCACGTACACTACAATGCGACCATACTGATCAGTACCGACATCGTAGAACCAGTCACGGCTCTTGAATTGATTGCTGAGCTGGTCAATACCTTCTTCAATGCTCATTACTTTCTCCTTTAATTCAAAAAGAAAGGCGCCCGAAGTCTCAATAGACCCTAGGCGCCCAACTGGCAGGCCAGGAGGGAATCGAACCCTCTTCCAGAGTTTTGGAGGCTCTGTTGCACCCTGTGCTCCGACCTGTATTTCTTGTTTTTGTTTGGCCGCGTTCCACGCATTGTATAGCCCAGCAAGGTTAAAACAAGAGCTTAAACTTACCCGAGTGGCGGAAGATAGAAGAATCGAACTCCACCCGAACAAACGGGCGATCTGCTTTCGAGGCAGCCTCAGTCCCAGACTGATTTACCTTCCTGGCGGAAACTCAGGGATTCGAACCCTGGGAGGGCTTTTACACCCTCAACAGTTTAGCAAACTGTCCCGTTAAACCTCTCCGGCAAGTTTCCGTGCTAGTATATATTATATATCGTTATTAGTAAGTTCTTCAGTCAAAGCTTGTAAAAGGTCGAAATTCTCCACATTTTCCTTATATTCTGAAGGGATACCTTCCAAACCATATAGGGTGCCAGCCATGGCTCCAGCAATCGCTGCGGTAGTATCAGTATCTCCACCAGCCTTGACAGCTAACACCACAGTGTCCTTGTAGTTATCATTGGCGCCAAGACAATAAAATGCTGCGCCCACTGTCTCAGGAACGTAACCATTGACGCCGATCTGCGCAAGAGCCTCGAAATGATCCGTCCCCATTTCAATATGGCTAAGGGCGAGCTGAATCTGTTCCTTAGAACATCCAAAACTGTCTTGACTACTTCGATTCTATCATCCATTCCATTAGCAATCAATGCTGTGCCCAACGCAACAGCTACCGATCCCATCTTAGGTTCAAAAGAGTTATGCGTAATAGAAGCATCTAACATTGCCACTTCGAGTAGTTTTTCTGGATCTTTGCGGTACCAAAGTCCAATTGGAGAAGCTCGCATTGCCGTTCCATTGCCGCTAGCAGGCTTTCCGTCTTCAATGTGGGTTACACCGCTTTCAAGTACCGAAGCGCCATTCTTGAGGCGAGTAAGTGCCCTAGCAGTGGTTCCACCAATACCTCTGGTGTTACCAGACTCCATCCAGGCTAGATACTTAGAACCTACGTCCGCCATATCAAAACCATGATTTTCTACCAAGCTAGCTGCCAAAGCCATGCTCATTAGGGTATCATCAGTATATTGACCGGCCTCTCCTACCCAAAAGGTACCACCCGCTTTAAACTGACCATCCCACTCTTGTAAACCGGCTTTAGATACATGCCACATTTCAAATGGGTTACCTAGTGCATCACCGATGGCACACCCAACTAGTGTTGCAATCTTTACTGATGCCATCTGTTTTCATCCTTTACTAGCTCATTAACTATCATAGCGGGCAATGAGTGCCCACAAATGTGTAATTGCAGTTGCTCATTGTGTCGATTAATAACTGACTGTACCTGATCAAGAGAAACGCAGTAATCGTGCTGTCGTAGTACGCCTAGAATAGCCGATGCTTGATCGCCAGTACCATAGGCAGCTTTATGAATTTCATGATGCAGTGGTGTCCAGGTTGCTGGGTTTTCCATATTAACCCTCTATCTCACAAATTGCAAAATCATCTTCGTCTATAACTAGCTCTGGAATAGCATAAGTTGGCCCCTTATACCAGGACGCATTTTCTTTATTTAAGCAGATCGCTATTACAACTCTAGTCCCAACATCTGTGCAACGATATCGTTTTCCAGACATAGTGAATTCTAAACCAATTGAAAAATCTTGATGTTCCATAATAATTAATAATGAATCTGGCGGAAACGGTAGGATTCGAACCCACGGAGGGCTTTCACCCCCTCTTGTTTTCAAGACAAGCGCCTTAAGCCTCTCGGCCACGTTTCCGTAATTTAAAACTCTCTACTTAGCCTATATTGCTCTTCCTTTAGAGCTTCGACCTTATCTTCACAAAGAGTTCTCTCATCTTCATCGAAGATGCTTTCAACAATAGCCATTTGAGATGCTAGTGCTAAAAGAGATTTAATCTTCAAAAGTCTCTTCTTTTTCTGCTCTAATTCTGGTTTGACAGGCAGTTCGAATTCAAAATCTTGTAGACATAGATAACACATATTACACCTATTGTTTTGGCGGAAGAGGAGGGATTCGAACCCTCGGACCCCTTGCGAGATCACTACCTTTCCAGGGTAGCCGTTTCAGCCACTCACGCACCCTTCCGTGCTTTGGAGATGCCGGTCAGACTCGAACTGACAAATTCGGAGGTTGCAGCTCCGACCCTTAACCCTTCGGGCACAGCATCTTATATCGGGTGTATTATATATACCCGACTATTAGCAGATCAGTTAAGTTTAGAATTATCTAAAGAATCTTCATCAGAAAGATCGATTTCCTCAGATTCTTCATAAATAGCAAGGACTTCAATACCATCTTCTAGCAACGAGGCAGTGCCGGCATCTGTCATGTTCGAGCATGTAGAAACCTCAGAAGTCTCGGGATCTCCCAAAACAATGGCACACCTAATCTTCTTAGGTAGGATTGCATCAAGGGCCTCGGTAATCTTTTGGGAATAGTCTTTCAAATGTTGCATTAGCATTTCTCTTTCAATTTTTTGTCAGCTAAACTGAAGTTATTGAATCGTTTGTCCTTGGTTACTTCTTTAATCACTCTAAGAAAAGGCGGCAATTCTATCTTCGCATCCTTATCATCTAGCTCTATTTCTAGAATAGCCAGACCTTTGAGGTGCCCTTTAAAGAGATCAAGCTCAAAAACTTGATCGTGCCACTTGAAGACGAATCGGGTCTTTTCAATAGCGCATTTATCAGGGTTTGACTTCTTAAGTGCTTTGTTGTAGTCCTTCTCACTAATCTCAGATTCGGTTTCTTCATGCACTCCAGTATCGCCTGTTGGCTTCTTCTGGTTGCGATGGTAGACGGTATCAGTATCACCACTAAGCCCTTCCACAGTTTTTCTCACTCTGGCTGCTTGCTCTCCTGGCTCAGGCTTGAGATAAGTTTGAGAGATGCGTTTCACATCTACTATGCCATCGAAAAGCTCGGCTAGGTCCGACCATGATGTCGGAAACTTGACTAAGAATTTTCGCTCTATCTCTAATTTAGTTCCCATTATACCAACTTATCTATTTAGTAATAGGGTTGGGGACCGTTTTATCGTGAATTTTCAACCCCAGCTTCGTAAAACCTAACCACGAAAAAATCTGCATCAAGGGGTGGCCTAAAAGATTATGAATTGCCCAGGCACCGCGCTGATATTTAGCATTATGTCCCTCTAATGCATCAGGACATAGTTGCATCATAACTGTGAAAGCCTCTGGCCCTTGAACAATTTCCCCTACAGAATCGGTACAGTAGACCCTAATATAGCCCATTTTGGCTAGGTTTTTGTAATCTACCCACTCGATAGAATTAGTGTTTACTACCTTGCCATTATAGTGCACAAACATTAGGATACCATCACCTTACTCCTATCAAGTCCGTCTGTAGACTTGGTTAGGTCAAAGTTGCTCTCAATGAAATCAATTACCTTTTGGGGCTCAATACTACGATTGAACACAATATTTGGGCCATGATTGTCCAAATATACACATTTGATGCCCGAGGTTTCCTCTCGAAGACCATCGCTTGTGTTCTGTCCGCATTCATGACTGCCACACTCATGAGCAGCTTGACTCCTCACTGAAAGCTTTGCATCTGGCTTAGGAGGACAATGGAAGTGCACAATGCAGTCCATCTCAGGGTGCTCTCTAAAGATGATGCGTTGGGACTGTCCGCCTACTGAAGGCTTGCCTCCTTGGCTCCAAACCTCATTGTCACCATTAGGCATGACCACTGCTAGCTCTTCTAGGTGGTTGAAGTTAGACTTGCGCTTCGAGGTAAGAAACTTATTACTATCCACCTTGACAGCAAAGTGACCGACCGTTGATCCTTGGAAGGGCTTATAGGCGCCAGCCTTGATACAATGATCAACTACTGTCCTAAGAGAGCTGGGAACTAGCTCATGACCCCATGGAACACCCCTTCCGGTTACCACCTTGGAACGTGTGAAGGTGCCTTTAGAACGAGAGAGCGTCATCTCTACCAATTGCTTTAGCACTTGTTCACGGTCAGTAGTGACACAGTAACGAGCCTGCTCTGGCGTGATGATCATGTTCTTTCTAGTCTTGGTATCATTGGCCAAAACTAGGTTACAGGAGTTAGATTTGAGTAAGTGCAGGCCGATGTCATTATGCAGGCGACAACGTCTGTGGATCTGGAACTCGAGGATGCAC